AAAAAAATTGAAATGAATTTTTTGCAAAGTCTAAATTTTTTATTTCATTTTTTATCTAAAATCTAATTTTTTATTTAAAATAAAACATAAAATTTGTCTAAAATCTTATTAAATAAACCAATTTATACTAAAAACATAGCTTAATTTTCATTTTCTATTAAAAAATTTTCTATTTTCTTCATTCTATTTTTCTGTTTCTTTTCTATTTCGAGATTTTTAATTGTTTTTAATTCTTCTTAAACATTTTCAACTTGAACAGCCCTATCGGATATTTGTGTTAGATTGTCCACGTGAATTCGTTTAAAACGAATCCAATCAATTTGTGAGAAACACCGCGGACTTCCCGGAATTTCTCAATAAACAAATAGAAATTAGAATAGAAATCAGAATAAAGTCAAAGTGACATTTTGATATTCTAAAAATAGATCATTACAAAAACAAACAAAAAAAATGGTAAGTAAAATATTCCAATAAGAAACTTCTAAATAGCAACTAGAAAATAGAATAGATTTTAGAATGAAATTAGAATGAAATTAAAATGAAATTGTGAGGCAAATAGAAATTAAAATGAAATTTTGAGGCAAATAGAAAGCAAAATGAATTAATTTTACATTTTTATTTTGTGACTTATATTTTTTATGTTTGAAAAAGAAAAATAATATTGATAAAAAGAAAATAGAATGAATATATTAAATGAGGACCAAAAAAATCAACTATTAAAATATACTAGTTCAAATGAAATAACAGAACCAGATGTATTTTTTGAAGAATTGTTAAAAATTATAAATAAAAAAAATGGAAAACTCAAGATATAAGGATGTTAAATATTTTATATTAAGATATTTATTAGTATTAATTTTTATTGGAATGTTTTCAGATAAAAGAATTTTCAATTATTTTCCAGATTTAATAAATGAAAAATCACCAATAACTATGAAAGATTTAAATAAACTTAACGGAATGATTGAAAATGGTCAAATGGATATAAAAGACATTCCAAAAGAATGCAAAATAATAAATAGGGATGAGTTTTTAGAAAAAGATTATGAAAGAAAAAAATGAATTGAGGGAGAGTATGAAATAATATAAGAAGAATTGAATAAAACAAAAAAAATGTATAAATGATATAAAATTTTATAAATCAAATTAAAATTCAATAAAAAATAATAATAAATTCGAGAATTGCCAGAAAATTATTTATATTAATTTCAATTGTTTAATTTGGCGTAGTTGGTATCATGGGGACTTGTTTAGTCTTTGACTTGAGTTTAATTTCCAAAAATGAAGTTTATAAATTTTTTATTAATATTTTAAAGAATGGATTTCATTTTTTTTGGGATGTTTTATATGGTAAAAACAATTCAAAATAGAAACATACAAATCCCAAACTTGTAAAATTAACTAAAGCATATAAAAAATGAGCAATAGAATGACCCAATATCTGTAATGGGAAACAATACTCATTATTACAGCAACCAATTGGTGCAATACAAGGAGAAATAATAAAAGATAATATAAAAACTATGATTGAAAATAAAATTTTAAAAATAGTTGGTCCAATTCCTAAGATTGGAATTCCAGAAAATCGTGATAACCATATTTGTAAGTGGCAAATAAAAATATATAAATCTCCATTATCTTCTCCTAATGAAAATTTGGAATTAATTTCATCTGATGGTGTTTCACTCATTGCTATATTTTTTTGATGCTTTTTTATTTATTAAATTAAATCATTTATTAAATAAAATAAATCATTTATTATAAATTTCAATTTTTAGATTTAATTAAAGTTATTACAAATTATAGATTACAACCATAACATAGATTACTTTCTTCTTCTATTGAATTATTACCACATTTTCCACAAAGATGAACATAGCAATAATTAACATATGGATGATCTGTGGGGTTTATACAATCTCTCCAGTGACAAGATCTTGTAGGTTTATTACAACTAATTTTTTTTCCTAGTTCTATCAGTTTTGTTTCGATCAAATCTATTTTTTTTTCTTTTTCATCTAATTGGATTAATTTGGAATTAATTTGATAATATGATAATTCATAAATAAATTCATTAGGAAAAGGATATTGATCATCTTGCAATAATGACAAAATATGTTTGAAGCCCAAAATCGGACGATCAAGAAAAATCTCCTGGTTTTCATTATTATATTTTAATAAAGTTTTAAAATAATCAGATTTATTTAATGTTGTTTTTGTTGTTTTAAATATTTTTCCAGATACATTGATTATAATAATATCATTTAATTTATTCATTTTTATTAAATGAAAAAATAATTCTGAAAAAAATTAAATTTTTTCATAAAAAATATTTATTGGGATTTTAATATAAAAACATAATAATGAAAAGAAAATATAATTCGATTAACTTTTTTGAATTACCAAATGAAATTATATTAAATATATTTTATTATTTGGATTATCGAGCATTATTTTTATCAAAATTAGTGTGTAAGGAATTTTATCATTTTGCAAGATTTGAATTAAGAATAAGAAAAGAAGTAATTAAGCCAAATGATATTTATATTAAAAAAAATACTTTATTAAAACAAAATCAAATGGAAGAAAGCTTAAAAATAGATAATGATTCCATATTATGTATTGAAGATATATTAGAATTAAATCCGAATTCTTCAATTTTCAAGATTCAAAAATTTACTGATGGAGAATTATTACTTATTTCAGAAATTACTTATGATATTGTTAATTCTTATTTATTGAAAATTTATGGACCAAATTTAAGAAAAAGTAAAATTTTATGGGGTGGTAGAGCACAAAAAATAGCAGAAAATTGTTTTATATCAACTGAGGAATATATTGATTGGGAGATTCATTATATTGAACAAATAATTATAAATGATAAATATGAAAATAAAATTCATACTGTTGAATTACAAAAGAACAAATATTCACAAGAATATTTTTATAATATGATTTCTAATGGAAAATTTATATGTATAAGATCTGAAGGTGATAGAAAAAATAATAGGATTCATTATATATTACTTTCAAATTTAAGAGAAAAGAAAGTTTTAGAAATTGAAAAACTTGAATATTTTGAATCTCTATTTGATTTTTATATTTTTGAAAATGATAAATTATTATTAATATCTATGGAATATGGGAAATATCAATTTCAAATTTATAATTTAATTACAAAAGAAATTGAAAAATCAATAATTATAAATGAAATACCATTTACAAGTGAAAAACTTGCTTATTTTAATATATATTATAAATTATATTGCAATTATTTAAATGAAAATTATTTAATTTCTATAAGAGAAAAAGATGATAGAAAGATATTAACAATCTTTGATCCATTTAATATTCAAATTACAAAGGAAATAAATCAATTAATTGATATATCTGATAAAGATTTTCATAAATTGAAATTTTATAAAAGATTTAATGATTTATATATTTATAAAATAGATGATTATAATTATTACTTATATTCACCAAATTCTAAAAGAAATTCACATTTACATGATACAATATTAAAAAACATTTTATGTTTTGATGATTTTGGCAATTATATTAAAATTTTATTTTATATAATTGAAAATGTTAGTAAAGTAACTTATTGTTTTGCAAATTTATATTCTGTATATGGATTATCAATAGAATTAGTTGATAAAAATGAAAAAGAATTACCATTTTTCAAGAAGGCATGTATTATGCCAAATGGAATAATATTTTATAATTGTGTCGAAGAACATATTAGATCTTGTTGTCTATATTTTCCAACTGAAAAAACATTTACTTTACCAAAACCATTAATTGTAAAAAGAAAAATATCATTTAAAAAGAAAAATATCATTTAAAAAAAGAAAATCATAAATAAAATTATTTATTTAGAAACATTTGAATAATGAAGAACCATATTTTTCTTTCCATTTAAAAGATAATAAATTCCAGAAATTCCAAGTACAGATGAAAATAAGGCTTTATGATTTGGATTTTCAATAAAATAATCAAAAGTTCCTCCAATCAAGGAATAAAAAGAAGCTATAAGTATTCCATTAGTAATTGATGAAAAAGGAAATTTTATCAAATTTGAAATTCCATCCAAAGACCAACAAAATCCGGCAAATCCAGATAAAATAGGAATTGACTGATTTGATTTTAAAAAATTAAAAATCAATTTTGCGTTATTTTTTAATTCGTATTTGTCCATATTTTGAAGAAAATATAATTATGATAATTTAAATTTTTAATAAATCATTTAAAATTTTTTAAATCATTTATTTAATAATGAAAATAACATAAACCCAATGAAAACACCTTATTATTACATTTATAGCATTTATGTTTTTTACAAAAATTTGCATTTGGTTCTTTAATTTCATCACAAATATTAGATTCACATTTATGTTTACTACAAACTATACTTCCATATGTAGGATAATTAACACATTTATCATATCGACATTTTTTTTGTGTATCAGTTTTTATTAAATTTGGAATGTTTTTCATATAAGTTTTCATATCATTCATTTCTTTTATAAAATCATCCAATTTTAATAATAAATAATTTTCTTGATCAAGTGACAATTGATCAACATCATAATCTATTTGATAAAAATCAAGCTCATATTCCAAATTGCGTGGAAAAGAATGTTGTGGATCTCTCAATAATGAAAGAACTTGTTCAAAATTATCACCAGATCTATCTATAAATATTTCTCCATCTTCCCCATGTTTCTTTATTAAAGCCGAAAAATATTTTGAAACACTCAATGTTTTTATGGTTGTATTAAATATTTTACCACCAACATTTAGTTTTATTATTTTTTCCATTTATTCTAATTATTTTTAATTCATGTAATAAAATCAATGTTAAACACAAAGATTTTTTTATTTTTTCAACAATGTTATAAAATGTTTTGATAAGCTAATTATTTGTTAAAACTATTACAATGTTTAAGATTTAAATTCTGAATTTTATCAATAAATTATATTTAACTATTTTTTTAATTTATTATATTAGAATAATAGAATAAATTCAATAAATTTGCTAATGAATGAAGTGGACGTTGAAGAAATAAAAGAAAATTATCTTACAAAATCATTGGAATTGATGAAATTGTTAAAAAGATTAAAAACTCAGATTATATTTGCAGAAGAAGATATTGATGAAACTTATTCTTCAGAATGGATGAAAGAACATGAAGAAAGATTAGATTTTTCAAGTTATTGTGATAATTTCAGAAATACAATTTGTAAAATGGAAAAAAAAATAGATGAACTAGAACAAACTTTAAAGTTAAAAAAGGAATCAAAATCAATTATATAAATAATTTATTTTTTTCAGTATAAATTATCATTTTTTATTCTTTAATCAATTCAAATCTAGGAAGATTTCCATCATCCTTCATAATATCGCTCCATAATATTAAGTCTCGACAAATCCAATATTGTAAATCCAATCTATCTTTTAATTCATATTCGCTTTTATAATGCACTTGATATTTTAATGTGCAAACTTCCATTAAAAGTTCTTCAACTTTATAGGTTCCTCTTTTTCCATTATGAAATCGACAATGTCTGAAAATGTCTCCATGTTTTGGAATTATAGGATAATGTTCACTATATTTTTCTTCCATTAAATCTTCTTGATATTTTTTAATTTCTTTCACATCATTTTCATCCATTGAATTAAAAAAGTTTTCAAAATCTTGAATAGAAAGATGTCCAGGAACAACCCATTTTAATTTAAATCTTGGATCAATGAAAGTAAAATGAGCATTGAAAGTTGCATCATAAATTATAACATTTTTATCAGATTTAACATGATTAAAAACACTATTTTTTTCGAAAAAAGAAGTTTTTTCTTCTTTTATTTCTTTTTCATAAGCTGGCAAAGCTTCAAAATTTCTTGATTTTGGATCTTCACATTTAACGGATTTTGGATTTTTTTTAACATTTTCCAAAATTTCTTTAATATTAATTTTTTTCATTAATTTTGATTCCATCTTTTTAGACAATTTTTGTTTATATTTTAAATCATCTAAAAAAATTAAATCATTTAAATATAATATAGATTTTCATTAGAAAAAACAATATTAAAATAATGGTTAAAGATATAAAATCAAATGAAGAATTCAAAGAATCAATCATCAAAAGAAAAGATTTAACTTTAATTATTGTGGATTATTATGCAGATTGGTGTATGCCATGTAAGCAAATAGCACCTTATTTAAAAACATTATCTGAAGAATACACAAAAATTGAATTCTATAAAGTAAATGTTGATGATCTTGAAGAAGTAACTAATTCTGAAAAAGTTACCGCAATGCCAACATTTAAAGCTTATAAAAATGGAAAATGTATTGGAACTATATTGGGAGCTGATAAATCAAAATTAAAAAATTTAGTTGAAAATAATCAATAAAATTTATTAAAACAAAATTAAAGATATTATTTTTTTGTGCTATTAAATATTAATTTCCAATTTGTGTTTTCGCTATATTTTTTTAAATCATATTCTTTGGCAAATTCTTTTGATTTTTCCCATTCTCTATCATTTAACTTTTCAAATAATTTTACATATTTTGAATGATTATATGAAGATGAATTTGTTACAGGTTTATTATAAATGCACGAATTCCCATGAAAAGTATTTCCTCCACATGAAGGACAAATCGGCATTTTTAATTGTAAAACAAATTTGTGATTATTTTGAAATGATTTATAAACTATAAATAATATAATAAATATAATAAATAATTTAAGTTTAAATGAAAATATTTT